TACTGTTAAACTAATGGAAGGTTCCATTAAACGCCATTGTGGGAGAAGTTAAAATGAGTGATTATACACTGGACAGCTTGATTGCTAGCCTGCAGGTGCAGGATTCAGCAAATCAAGAAATGACCAAACAGGCATCCGATGCCTCAACTGAGCTGGAAACTGCTCTTTCAAACGAAACTGCTGGAGAAACTGTAATGACCAAAAGTGCACATGAACTGGCTGGCCAGTCTATCGCCGACGCAATCCTTGCTGGTCTGACTAAGCAAGCTGAGAACAACGTAGCTACTGAAACTGCCGAAATGGTCGCTCAGGACACTGCTAAAATCAAACCAACTCCGGTGGCCGGTAAGACTGTGACCGAAGTGGCTAAAGCTCTTCTGGAACGTGCTGGTCACGAAGGCAAGACTGCAGTTCCAACTAAAGTTGAGACTGAAGTGTCTGCTGAAGGCGGCGCTCAAACTGCTGGCCGTGAGCCAATCCAGTCTAACCTGGATAAGCAAGCCTCTGATACCCTGACCGCTCTGATCAACGATGGTCTAACCTTCGCTGAAGCAGCTGATCTGGTTAAAGAAGCTTCCATCCTGATGACTCAGGACCTGGAAAAATCTGCAGCCGTTGCAGCTCTGTTGGAAGAAGGCATCGACTTCTCTGACGCAGTAGAACTGGTTAAGCAAGCGACTCTCGAAGAAGCTCCTGAGTACAGCGATCTGGAAAAGAAAGCTGCCCTGGATCAACTGCTGGATGAAGGCGTTGACTTCGCAGAAGCTGTAGCAGCAATCGCAGAAATCTGCGGTTAATCCCACGCCCCTCTTCGGAGGGGTTTTCAGAGGTGAGAATGGAGAAGGAAGCAACCGTACTGGGTCAAGCCAAGCGTGCTCTTGAGGCTATTAAAGCCGGGAAGGATGCCGCGGGTCGAGCCATTGCGAAAGCCTATAAGCCTATCAAATCCATCTCTCCGCAAGCTATCGGCACAGGCCTGGTCGCAGGACATATCATTGGGGGTTACAGCGGTTCCGCCGCTGCCCAAGCTACTATGTACCACACTGGTTATAACGATGCGATGAAGAAACAAGCGGGCGTAGGAGCTTTCATCACTGAAGGCGTCAACGCAGCACGCGGTTTCGTGACTCGTTCCGGCAATTCTGCTCGAGCAACCCTGGCGAAGACCTCTACCGGTCAAAGCGTCCTCGGCGGCTTAAAGCGTGGTGCTGACATCGCAAAAGCCAATCCTGCTAAGACGGGCCTCGCTGTCGGCGTGGCTGGTGGATTAGCTGCACGCTCTTCAATGAGCAAATCTGCGGGCCTGGCTCGCCGTTCCCTCGCTTTAGTAAGACTCTATGGCCGTAAAGCTCCGACTCTGACTAAAATTGTAGGTGGAACAGTAGCCGGGGGAGTTGGACTCGGAGTTACACACGTCGCCGATGAGCAACTTGACGGTGCTGCGGGTAAAGCCGCTGTGTACAATTTCCGTAAGAACAACGGAAGTATTTAACCAGTGAGAGGAAACATGAATACTGATCTTCTTCGTAAACGAGCTGGTGATCTGAATGCTATTGCCACGGGCATCAAAAATCAGTATGATTTCTCGATGGTCAAGCAAGCAGCGTTAAACTCTTTGGCAGAGAATGGAGTGGATGCGAGCCAGGCGGAAGAGATTCTTGCCGGTTACGAAGAAAAATTCACTCCTGGTCATGCAGCAGAAATGTTGCAACACGCCGCGACTTTCGAGAAGGAAGCCGGGATTCTTTCTAAAAGTGCTGATGTAATTGATGAACTCAGTGCTAAACTACAAAGTAGTGAAGAAACGATTACCGACCTTCAGAAAAGCGCTAGCGTAGCACCGACCTTGGATGCATTAAAATCTAAGGGAGATTGGACGGATTCCGATTGGGAAGCGTTAAAATCTCTACCAGAAGGTACGCTGAGTAAGATCGCTAGCAGCCAACAGGATCCATGGGATCTTGGCAAAGCAAGTAATGGACAGAGTTCTCGCGGGGTTGACCCGTTCGTAGATTTCTGTTTATCATAAGACCCAACTAGGAGAATTAAATGAGCAGACTGCCTGTTTTAGAATACCGTGCTGAGTTCCTACACGGTTGGCCGCGTCCGAACGGACTGCACATGAACTACGGCTCTGACGACGCTACGTTGACCAACGGCGATCTGGTTGTTCCAGTTGCTGGTGGTAAAGTTAAACGTGTAACCGTCGCAGACTCTACTGGTGCTGTCGGCATCGTAGTTCGTGGTCCGAAAGACGACAAATCAGTACGCATCGCCGGCGGTATCGCTGCGGGTAACGGTACTGACGTAGTCGGTGGTGGTAACACTTGTATCGTGCTGTTCAGCGGATACATCGTGCGTACCGATGCCATTGACGCAACCGCAACTTACGTTGAAGGCGATGCGGTAACCGCAACGGCTACAGGCGTGTTCGGTAAAGCTGCTGGTGACAAGGCCCTGGGCCATGTACTGGAAGTTGAAACTCTGGCAAATGGCACTAAAGCCCTTGTCATCTTGGTTCGTTAATAGGAGAAACGTTTGATGAACATTCCACAAGAAACAGTAAACGTTGCTTTCCTGAACCAGTCTTTCATCGACAAAATCGATCAGGGCATGGTCAAGGAAGCAGGGGCAGCAATGTCCGCTTTCGTTCGCCAGAAACTGCGTGAAACCGGCTTTGCCCGTAAGATTCTGACCCCTCAGATGATTACTGCAAGTGACCTGGACCGTGGTCTTGATGATCAGCCTCGCGTGATCATCGAAAAGGAACCTGATTCAGTGGCGGCTTACATGAGCCTGTCCGGTCAGCCAACTGTGCGTTACTTCCGTGGCGCTCGTTACGAAGTTCCTTTCTACAAGCTGTCAAGCGAGCGTTTCGTTAAGTCGAAGTTCGAACTGGCAACTTACCGTACGGACATCCGTAACATCCTTCAGGAAAACTCCGTGAAGGACCTGCAGCAGCAGGAAGACAGCAACTTCATCGCCGGTCTCCGTGCGATCCAGAATGAACGTCTGGGTGCTGACTTCGTAGTTGCTACCGGCGACCGTATCACTGACCGTGTTATGAGCCTGGTGCAACAGCTGGTTATCGCTCGTCAGAAGCCGGGTAAAATCCTGCTGTCTCACGTGCTGTACCTGCAGATGCTTCGTGAGCCTGCTACCCAGCTGGGTGATGCAGTAGTTACCAAGGCATTCGAAACTGGTTCCATGGACACGTTCTATGGCTTCGAAATCGTTACCACCATCAAGGCTGACCTGCTGTCTACGGACATCACGAAAGAACTTGGTGACCTGGTTGCGGTCTTCGCTCCAGAAGAATACCTGGGTCAGTTCTACAGCCTGCAGGAGCCAACTGTGTTCCTGGAAGCGAAAGCTGACATGATCGAATTCCAGACTTACGAGTCAATCGGGATCGGCATCGGTAACACCAAAGGCTTCATCCTGGGTCAGGTCGCACTGAACTAATCCACCGGTTCCGAAGGGACCTTTCAGAAACCCCCGAAAGGGGGTTTTTTATTAGAGGAATCAAAATGTTAAAACTAAACATCCTGAAGAACATCACCCTTGCTGGGCAGATCTACAAGTCTGGTGACTCAGTTGAAGCTCATAAAACGCTTCTGCACTACGAAACCCAAGAGATTCCATCGAGCCTTCAGATTCTTTTGGACGCCGGCCTGATTTCTTCAACCGCTACGAACACTTATAAGGTCGTAGGGGACATCGTTGTGACTCTGGCTGGCCAGAATTACGCGAAAAACTCCACCTTCGTTGCACCGAAAGCTTTTGCCTACGTTGACGTTGTCGATTATCCGAAGTGGATCGCAGAAGGCGTAACTAAGGGCCTGTGGACTCTGGATGACGGGATCATCCACGTTTCGGGCGTAACACTGACTCCTGCAACGTTCTCCATTGACGTCGGTAATACTCAGTCTCTGGCCGCTGCCGTTCTCCCAGCTAACGCTGCGGATAAAACCGGTGCGTGGGCATCGAGTGATGTGACCGTTGCTACTGTGGATAACGCAGGTCTGGTTACTGCACTGAAAGCCGGTACGGCGAACATCACGTTCACCACTACCGACGGTGCTAAAGTGGGTACCTCTGCGGGTACGATCACGATTCCAGTTGTAGTACCAACGAGCGTTACCGTCAGCCCGGCTTCTCCGACCACCACTGTTGGCGGAACGGTTAAGCTGTCAGCAGCGATTACTCCTGCCGGTGCAACGGATAAATCCGGTGTGTGGGCATCAGCAACGCCAGCTGTAGCGACCGTCGCTCAAGATGGTACCGTGACAGGCGTGTCTGCCGGTACTTCTGTAGTGTCCTTCACTACGAACTCCGGTGCGAAGACTGCTAACCGTACAGTCACTGTGTCTTAATCTTTAGGCCCCGAAAGGGGCCTTTCCCTTCTAAACTAGACCTAGAGGAGATCCTCTCCATTCACTATGAGGTCTATATGCAAACTACTGTTACCCTTTTAAAAACCATGCTGCTTGACGGTGATGTCTACAGCGGTGGAACTGTCCTGGAGATGCCTGCGAGCAGTCTCTTTGGGAATCGCCTCAGCCGTGCTTTGGCCCCTGTTCAACTCATTGATTCTGAAGTCATCACTCCAGTGTCTAAAACCCAATTCAAAATCACCGGGGATATCACCGTAGCCATCGGTAACTACCTCATGCGTAAAAACGACCAGTTTATCGCAGATCTTGAAGCCATCGTTGAAGAAGGCCCGATCGTATTTGATCTGGATCCCGTCGGCGTCTTTAAGATGGATCAGACACTCACGAGCAAACTGAGCATCGCACAGGTTAATCTGGCCATGTACACTTCGATGACCAAGCGAATCACCTTCAAAGTTCTCTGGGAAGATGCTCCAGTGGCCTGGGAGATGGGTCCGATTACGTTCCTCGATCCGGTTACCGACGTAGAATCTATCCCAGTCGATCTCGGAGATGGCCTGTGGGGTATTGATGTCACTGCGGGTACTGCCGTAGGGGAGAGCGTCGTGTCCTTTAACGTGACGGCTAATGGAGTGACCAAAGTGGCCAATCTCCAGATTCGCGTAACGGAGCCGGCCGCCCTTATCTTTGAACGTTTCAACAACGATAATCTCCTGCCAAATGCTAGCAACCAAGTGTACTTCACGTTGAAGCAAGCCGGTCTACCGGTAACGGAGTTCACCGGATCACACGTAACGGTGCGTTCTCCACAGCTGCCGATCGGCTCCTACGCCAACTCGGTCATCCCGGGGTCAAATCCAGGAGAGTTTTACATCTCCCTGACGACGAACCACGTGGGTGGACCAGCGACGGTATCCTTTAACGGATTCATCGCCGGGCGTCTCTACACTGTAGAAGATTTTGTAATTAACGTAACGTCTCAGGCGCTAGTTGCGGCACTTACCGATGGTTCGGAGGTTATCGTGGGTCAGACTCAAGATCTCACTTTCACCCTTCAGCAATACCAGAGAACTATCCCCGCGGGACTAAAGCCAGTTATTGGCACCTTATCTGGATTCACCGCGTTTGGGGGGTTAGTTAACAGCCAACCTACTTTGGTAGATTCTGCAACAGGTACCTATAAGCTGAACTTCTCCGCAGGAGGAGGGGATCCATCCCCTATCACCATTACCGGTACTGCAAGAGTGGAAGAACAGGCATTCCTGTACCAAAACTATCCGGTGAAGTTGGACTTCAGAACGGTAGCCGTTCCTCTCGGCGACCTGGGCTTTACCCAAGTGACTACGCGTCTGGACACCAGTTTGGTACAGCTCGTCCGCTTCAACCTGACCGTAGATGGCGTACCGATCACTGATGCGACCACCAACAAGATGACCGTAGTGACCAGTTCCCTATCAACCTACGCTCAGACGCTGGTGCTCGACGACGCAGCCACCGGTGCGTACCACTTCCAGGTTGCCACGAATGCTACTCCGGGGAACGTGAAGGTCTCACTGAAGATCAATCATGCCGGGAATGTCTACACGGTGCCTGATTTCAACATCACGGTAGCCGTTGGCGGTTAATCTGGACTCACCTAGGATCCTGCGGTAACATAGTGGGATCCTATTAAACTATAGGAAATAACCAGAGGTATTCAATGGCCCAGACCACCAAACTAACCGTCCTGAGAACTCAGCCGATCGACAACAGCATCTACCGCCAAGCGGAAGTGGTGCGTACACCGATTGAGCTGGTTTTCGGGGATTATGCTACACGCAACAAAGCTTTACTGAATCTGATTGCTTCAGACGCAGTGAAGAAACTCGCCGTGGGTAAGTATGAAATCGTGAAGGACGTGACCCTGCAGGCAGCTAACGTGCTGATGCGTAAGGGTGACATCTTCGAGATCGACTTCTCCGTAGAGAGTGACGGGTCTCCGATTGCCTTCGATCTGACGCCGGTTGGTCACTTCTCCATGGACCGTCTGTCCTTCAAACTAGTGCAACAGGAAGCTGCTCTACCCGCTGATTCTGCGGGTACTATCCCCATCACTGCCACTTACGGCGGCCAACCTGTCACTGACCTGGAGTTGGAAGCCAAAGAAGGGTACATTCTTGCACCGGATCCGTCCGGGGTACTAGGGGATTATTGGCTTATCGTAACACAGACGCCACTACTTCCTGCGGCTTTCACTGAAACTTTCACCTTTACCAGTGAGAGCATGAAGAACCGTACGTTTGACCGGGAGCTACACTGGACGGTAAACCCTCCGGTAGTTCAAATGCTCGCCTACAATTCTTCTTTCTATACTGAAGCAGAATTCCGCTTGAAGTTTGACATCTGGCTGGCTGGCAGACCTTCTGAGATTGTCCCTACGCTGAAGTCCTACACTTATGACGACGCGTTTACCGAGCTCGACGACTTCCGTCTGGATAACTTACCGTCAATGACCTACAGCATGAACGCGGTCGCTAAGAGCACGCCGTTCGAAGGTAATTTGTCCTTCACGTACGACTTCGATGGTTGGGAAGTAACCGTCCCGTTCGGTGTCGTTTCGATGGACCCGCCAGAGATCATCATGACTCAGGAAACGACGGACGTCGATGCTAACTCTACGACGGACGTCATCTTTAACCTGAAAGCCGACGGCAACGCAGTTCAGGAAGTGACCTTAGACAGCGTTACTGTCTCCGGTGCAGCCTGGGATTCTGTGCAGTCCTTTAAAGTTATCGACGAATACGCAGGTCGTTATGCAATCACGATTAAGACGAACGAGAAAGGTGGCCCGATCACAATTTCTCCTGTGATTCGCTATCAGAACCGCAAGTTCACTTTAAACGACCTGACCGTGCAGGCTGTAAAAGTCCCTCTGATTTCGAAAGCGACTAACACGTTGATGGCTGCGGATTCTCAGACCCAAAACTTCACTCTGACGCAAGACCTTTTGACCGGCCTTGCCCAACCAGTGCTGGGGGCTACACTCGTCCCGAGAAGTATTGTGGCATCAGGGACTCCTGTGAATGGATATGGCTCGTCTCTCATTGAAGTCGGTAATGGCGTGTATAGCTTAAGTATCACCACAAATGAAAAGGGTGGGAGTATTTCGGTATCGATGAACGTTCAAGTCGGCGGGATTACCTATCCAGTATCGTTCACGACCTCTGCAGCTAAGCTAAACCAAGCGACGCTGTCCTCCGGTACCACTCTAGTGGGGGAGACTACGTCGAATCTTCCTTTCCAAATTCGTTTGGATGGCCAACCGATCACGATGACCAGCCCGACCTTCACTCTGACCGGAACTGCTCTGATCTCTAAAGGTGCGGTAACGAACACTGGTATGGGTGCTTACAGCTGGCTGGACGTTAACGTGAACGGTAAAGGCGGCGTTTTGGTGCTGACCGCAGTAGGCCTGATCAAGGGTTACTCTCAGACGTTGACCTTCAGCGTACCGGTAACGGCTATCGCCGATCCACTGGCAGCGGCAGCAGGGCACTTACGTCCAACGGTAACGTCCCCGATTCAGTTCAAACTGACCCGTGCTGGCGTACCTGTGACCAAAGCGACCTTCGGACCGGCAACCCTCACAGGTTCTGGTGTAGCGTCGTACCTGAGGACTTTCTCTGCAGTCGATGCTCCGAACGGTATCTACCAACTGAACTCCGCGACCGGTGACTCTGTTGGCGGAAACTTCCAGATTGCCACCACGATCACGATTCAGGGCTACGCGTTCAGCGTTCTGATCAGCTCATACACTGAAGCGATGAAACCACTGACGGTAAACGCCGGGGAAAATCTGAAAGGTGGCGTCAAGCAGGATTACCAACTGGCATTCCTGGTCGATGGAGCCGTCATGGAGCTCACCAGCGGCACTGTGGCAGGTTCAGGAGCCGCATTCGTATCCTTGGACTCCTCTGTGCTTACGCCGGCCACAGGCGGCCTGGGGAACATTTCAGGGGTGACTACCGGAGAAGACGTGGGGACGGTGACCTTCGCGGGGACCGTTCTGATCGACGGTATCACTTACACGTATTCCAAGATGGTAAACGTGGATGTCGCGGCACCCTCTATCTATGATGTGACGAACCCTCTGAAGGCAGAGTTGAGTCAGACGGTCTTCTTCACGTTGAAGCAAGGTGGCGTTCCCGTAACAAACGGCAGCCTAACCCGCGGTACGGTCACAGGGGATTCAGTTAACTCCTTCACCGGGTTCACCGTTTCCAATGCCTCACAGGGGATCTACAAGGTCACCGTAAACACCAATGGATTGGGCGGAGTAATTACAATCGGTTGTAGCGTCTCTATTAACGGGACAGTATACCCTATCAGCTTCACCACCGTTTCAGCGGCGGCGGGCGTATGGGCGGTAAGACCGACTGCAAACTCCGATTTATCACCGGGTTCAACGCAGGCGATTTACTTCTATCTGACAATCGATGGAGCGTCTCCTACTAATACTGTGAGTTTCCGTAACGTACTGGTTACCGGAGACCCTATCAGCTACGCACCTACTACTATCAATGCGTTTGCAGGTGGCCTATACGGTACAACCTCGGCAATCACAAATAACAAAGAAGGCACGGTTACAGTGGCTTTCTCCGCTTCCACCAATGGCGTAGATTACCATAGCCTATCCGTAGACGTATATCAGCCTCAAGCCGTACCGCCTGAGGTAACCCCTACCGTGACACTTCCGGCGAATACCACCACACCTCTCATCTTTAGGATGACGCGTAATAACCACTTCATCGTCGTTACAAACGCTTTAACCTTCACTAATGTTGTCGTGAACGGTACCCCCGTAGTCTCTGCAGACACCGTAGTGAAAACAGTATCTCAATCCGGTGGGCGATACAGCATTGACGTGACTACCAACGGGCTGGGGGGTGATGTGAACGTGTCCTTCACGGTGAACGATAAGGGGGTTGACTATGATCTATCCTTTGTCGGGACTGCCGAAGTGGCTAAAAACTGGACGGCGGTACTGGCGGGAAACCCTCTGGTGCCTGAACGTGCCAGCACGCTGACGATCCAATCCCTCTTAGGAACCGATCCTGCGGTGCTAACTAACCCTGTCGTGACCCTGTCGGGGACCGCGGTGTACTCACCGACGACTCCGCAGACTATGACGTACGCGGACAGCACTAACCAGTACTACTCGATTCCTAACGTGATCTTGAACAACTCGGGAGGGACTGTCATCGCCACCGTTTCAGGGACTGTGAATGGGAACGCGGTAACGTACGACGTGCCAATCACGGTAGCGGCCCTGCCGGCGATCACCGCGTCTATCGTCACGATGACGTACAACGCTACGCAGAGCCTGGCAATGCAGCTGAAACGTGGAGACTCCGCAGTTACCCTGCTGACTCCGGCGACGGCGAAGAACATCGTGGTCTCTGGCCCACCGATCGTTTCTGCGGGTACCACCCTAGTGATCAATGCTTCGGC